TTGAGCATCCACGCGCTCTTGAACATGTTGTTAACAATTTCAGCTACAAAGTTTTCTACATCTGGAGCTTCAACTTCTTTAGCCATTTCAACGACGGATTTACCTAACATTCCGCCTTGCTCTAGATTTTTTAAATAAGTTACTAGGCTGTCGTTTGCTTCGTACGTTTTGGTGTTAGGAAACTTTTTATAGGCGTTTAGTAGTCCGTTCTGGCACATAGGCATTAAGTAATCCATGCTTCTGACCAGTTCAGAGACTGTATCAAAGTCCGTGGTGTGTTGTTCGTATTGTTTTTTTAAAAACTTGTGCAACGCTAGAAACTGGGGACATTCAATATTTAGATGAAGTAGATGCGCTTGCGTGTTTAGCTGGTATAGGTAAGAAGCTAAAGCAACCATGTTGTAGATCAAATTGTCTACACAGTTATCTTTTTGTATAATGACCTCCTGGGTGATCATTTCTTTCTTAGGTGCCTCGACGGCAGCCTGAAGTATATCCGTGATCGAGGAGGTCATTAGGTTTAAGCTCAAAGAGCGCAGGCGGCGCTTTCCTCTATATTAACCTCTTCGTTATCAACTTCTGCTCCGCTTTTCAAATATTCTTGAAGAGAATCTTGATGAATACGGTACAGAGACTTCGCGCCGTTTGGCTGAAGATTAACGAAGATGCCCTTAGGCCAACCACCGGGCTGATTAGATTCGGTGAGAGAGATACGTTTACGTACAAAACCAGCAGAGCAGTTGAGCAGCTCTGCGGTCTGAGCGATAGTCAGGAGCCGTGCAGTCTCCATTGGAGTTCAGAAAGTAAATGTCGTGGACGTAACGACGTTAGCAGGGATTAGCTGTAAGTCAAACCATGATTATGCTTTTAATCTTAATTTCATAATCGTTACGGTAGACTAAACTGTAGTCGAAATACGGCGCATGACGATTCGTCTTGCTGGCGAAATCTTCAAAGGATATAATCAACCTCGTCGAGATTCTGATGGAGGTAAAAAATTCGCCGTGGCCGCAAAGGAAGGAGATACTGTGCGTTTAGTGCGTTTTGGTGATCCTAATATGACTATCAAAAAACACATTCCAGAACGAAGAGCTAACTTCAGAGCACGTCATAATTGTGACGAAAAAAAGAGCAAACTAACTCCCGGTTTCTGGAGTTGCCGAGCGTGGTGACGATTGGAGCTAAACTTAAATGAGCTTCGAGGACACAATGAAAAACCACGGAAGTCAGTTGGTTGTTGGTCTAACAATCGAAGACGATTTTGTTCTGACCAGACTCAAGAACAGGGCGATCAGTTTGGAAGGAAAAGCGAGGGACCAGTATATGTGGAAAGTTATTTATAATTTTGTGTGTAGAGAACGTGCGTATAAATCTGTTTTAGAAGAGCTCGACGTGGCTATAGATACTAATATTGATATATTCCAAGAGGAACCTAATGACTAATAAGGATTTTATATCGCCGAATGCTCGTCGTTATCTAGACGTTATTTCTTTTACTGAGGGTACCCTCGGTCCTCAAGGTAGACCTCGGTACAACATTACGTTTGGGTATAAACCTATAACTAATAACTTCGTAGACCACCCCAGACGTTTATATACTAGTGGAGACTATACAAGTGATGCTGCGGGTGCGTATCAATTTTTGTCAACGACGTGGGATCGGGTAGCTCCTATGGTAAAAGCCAGAGATTTTGGGCCTCGATCTCAAGATTTAGCGGCGTTGCAGTTAATTCGCATGCGCGGAGTTAATCCCGATCGCGATCCAATCTCACCCCAAACTATTGCTCGCCTTGCTCCTGAGTGGGCATCCTTACCTACGTTGCAAGGAAAAAGTTATTGGAATCAGCCAGTTAGATCCTTTAAAGATATTCAACGTTTTGTACAGAACCGTGGCGATCGTGCTTCAGTCTCTTACGACCCTTCAGTCCAGTATGCAGCTCCTGAAGGTACCGGTGAACCTGGCGGCACTCAAGGTCAACCAACAAATAGAGCCTATGACCCAGTTGTCGCAAGTGTAATTACTGGACTTTTAAAAAAAGCAGGAGAGGGTGATAAAGATTTAGAAAGGTCAACACTTTCTAGTCCGCCGCTTGTTGAGTTTAAAGAAGAGGAGGACGGTGATGCTTCCTCCGATAAAGTTTTAGCTTATCTTATGGAGGCTAAAGAAGATGAGGAGGCTAAGGCTGCATTTCGAGCGCGAAACCAAGCAATTGCGTCTGCTGAAAGTGCTCAAGCGGCAACTCAAGACAAACTAAATAGACTTATGCTTCAAGCACAACAAGCTTTTACTACTCCTACACCTGTAATTTAGGGTTAAACTTAAATGACTGTCTCTCGCAGCAAAGTAAGATGAGTTTTTCTGTAGGTGACTTAGGGTTTAATTACGGTGACTATAGCGTTAACCCAGGTGGGTTTACGTATCCAACTGGAGACTTTTCAGGTGGGTTTTCCATGGGTGACTTAGGAGTTAACTATGGAGATTACAATGTCAATAATCCTTTTGCTAAAGCACAAAGCGGCGGTGGCTTTTTTAATCAAGCTGGTCAGTTTGTAGACGGTCTCGGTAGGCTTATACCAAGCGTAACTAATATTGCTAAGGCTTATCAAGACATAGCTGGTGTCGGGGCTCAACAATCTCCAGGTATTTTTAACGAACAATTAACACAAAAATCTTTAGATAAAATAAACACGGAACGCGAAAATACTACGAAGCAGATAGCTGCAACTTTTGAAAGGATTGCTGGTTTAACCGGAAAAAATATACCCGATGCCGTCAACGAATACGTTGCCGCGTTTAACAAATACATGCCTGAAGCTGAGGCTAAAGGTTTGGGGCAAATAGCAGAAGCACCCAGAATCGACACTGAACGTTTAAAAAATACTATAGATCAAAGTAATACACAATACAGTATTTTGTCAAACCCACGGTATAAAGCTGCTTATAATGCTCCTGATGCGATTGCCTCTATTGATACTGACGGTATTAAAGGTGTTATGAGTTTTAGTCCAGCTAATCGTGAACTGTACAATTACAGCGATCCTCAAAGTCAGAGAAAAATTTATGATCGACCTGATGCTAGTGCTAATCTTGCACAATTTTATGCTGGGAACCAAGCCGTTAATGATCTAATGAGTTACGGGTAATGAGAGCTATAGGTAAAACAGGAACAGAAAGACGTGCTGATAGTTTTGGTTCGCGAAGAGAATCGCACGTCGACAAAGAACCTCGTTTTTTAAGATTTGCTGGACAATTGTTTAACTTAAAACCTAGGCGAGAACCAACCTACACAGGCAAACCTTCCGGTTTAAATTTTGGTAATCGAGATTCTTTTGGCCCTGATGATTCGTGGGCGACTAAAGAACCTATTACGTATAAACCCGTCCCAGACTACTATACATCTCACGAAACTTATTAACGCTTGATTCGTACTGCGTCACAGGAGGTAAGTAGTAAATAAAACCAAACACCCTGCAGTTTTTTAAAGGTTTTAAAGTTTCGTCATCAATTAACAATTTTGGTTTATCTTTCAGGATACACAGAGGAAAGTCAAAATTAATTCGTTGCGTCGAGATAAAAGCAACCTCAGCAGAAGTTATAAATAAAATTCCCTGTTCAAATTCTTTATGAAGCCATTTTCTATATGCTTGTTCTAACCAGATACGTTGGTTTGATTTTTTAAATTGAGTGTTTTTTGTAAATAACTTAGTTGGTTTTGGTTGCTCGTGCTTCAGCGCAACAGCTCTGGGAGGGTAAAGATAAATATTTTTAGCCTTCCAAGTCTGAATTAAACCGTTATTTTGCCAGTTAAAATATCTCTCAGCCTGTACAACTTGGTTTGCGTATTCACTGGAGGCTGGATCTAAGTCAATTGATCCACCATAAAACGCGGCTGTCAGCGCGATTAATTCCGGTGGCGAAACAAAATCTTTAGAGGATAAGACCACGAGAAAATTCGTCTATACGTTTATTCACTTGTTGCGGATCTATAAGGTGTAGAGATACTCCTTCAGGTTGAATCATTGCAACGAGTGCTAAGTTTTCATCCTCGTGTTCTTCGATAAATTTATCTACCTTCTTCAACATTCGGCAAACTTCTTTGTGCATCATTTCTTCAGCTAACGCCAAATCCCTATATAGATCTTTTGTCGTTAGGTACTTACTCTTTTGCGGATCTTCAGGGTTAAAAACTAAAATGCCTTTGCCTAAAGACTTCTTGTTGTCAAAATAAATTTTTGTGATGTCAGCCAGGATTGTTCGCATCACCCCCGCAGCAATCATTGTTTCTGTTTCGTTTCCGTGAAACAGTTGTTTAACCAACATTGCTGCGCTCTTTGAAAGATTAGCCATTGTTTTGAAAGTTGCTCCAGGCTGATTGGATAATGGTGTGTGGATCGTACAGGAACTTTGAACTGTTTTGTTCGGCTGGGTCAGTTTTGCAGTAGTGAATACCCTGCACTAAACCAGATTTGCCTCCTGATGTTATGCCTTGATAAATTAGTTTATCAAGAGTAACTGTCGGTACGTTAAGACGTTGGCAAATAACTTTTTTTGAAACAAAAACTGTTGTTCTTTTGTCGCTGCTTTTACTTAACGCAATTAGTTGCAGAGACGTATCAATACTAATTATTGCGTCTCGTATCTGTTTGATTTCTCGAAGTGCAGAGTCCATGTGATAAAGAAAGATGGAGGGGCTCCTCAAACCACCTGGTACCAGGCAATTTAAGCGAATTGCTGCGGTGTGGAAAGGACGAAAACACGAGCCGCACCCCTCGTGTCAACGTGGCCCTTGTTTCACGCTGACTGTTTTAGTCTAGAAGTAATTCAAGTTGTGTCACGAAGTCCTTTGGTTCATCAGCTAAGAGCCTAATCAGTTTATGCAGTTTCTGATCCATGTCAAGTTTTTCTGGTGTGTTCTTTATTAACCAATAGTTATGCGCGTTTAGAAGATAATAGTGTGTTTGTTTTGCTCTTAAAGCCTGTGTTTTCCATTTTTCAAAATCAAAGCTACTGTTGTGTCGTGAATTACCTCCGCGCAACTCTAGTTCTCTGATTTCAATTTGCAGATCTATATCCTTAACTATAAATTCGAGTGAACTAATAGTTGCCTTACAGTCTTGGATTGATTTTGGCGGTTCGTTATCCGTATAAATCCAAAACGGTAAACTTAGAACTCGTTGTTCTTCGGGCCAAAGAAAAGGTTTTGGCGGCTGCGGGCTATCCGCTGTAGTTGAGAAATTGGAGGACTTGGCCGATAAATAAGTTGAAGTTGCCATTTAAACAATACAAAGAATGTTGTTCAAAACTCGTTTTGATGACGAGCTCAAGCCTGTGGAGCTTTTTAAGCTGGGATCTAGTCGTATTTATAGACTGCCCTAGTGCTGTTGATAGTTCCGTAGTATTTGCGGGTTGCAAATACTGTAGCTCCTCAATCAAGCAACTAAGCTTTTGGATTTCTCGGCGTCTGATCTTATTAACTGTATTACTCTCAGAGACAGCTCGAGCGAGAGCTGATCGTGCAATAGACGCTGTGTGGTTTTTGCCGAGATCCCCTGGACAGCTAGTTTCTGAATGTAGAACCGCACTGGTTTCGTGATTTTTGCCGCTGGACTTTCGGCTACGCATAGATGATAAGGATTTATGCAGTTGGGATCGGAACAAGTCGAACGAACAAAGTTTGTAGCCTTTAATTTTTTCTTCCAGAAGATTTCATAAACAAATCGTTTTGTCCTTGTAGAACGTTCGTTGTCCCGGTCGCGACAATAGCCTAGATCAGCTGGTAAGTACAGGTGCTCTTTTTTGTCTAAGACAAAGCGGTGCCGCTCGATCCAAGCCATAAGGTGTGCTGTTTTACCCCGTGCAAACTCAAACTCCTGACGGCAGACCTCGCAGGCACGGATCAAGTCGTTTGGAAGTCGAACTTTTTTCATGTCCTTTTGAGGGATAACCAGAGGGTCAGAACGACCGCAGAGGCAACCCCAGACAGCGACGTGGTCATAGTGCTGGATTAGCCAGTGATCTTGGTGTTCGGTGCGGTTTGGTTTTCCTGAAGGGATCGTTAGTAGGTGATCGTCTGAGAGTTCTAGTAAACCTAGAAGCAGTAGGGCTCGTTGAGAGAACGCCATAGGTTAGACGTGTTTGGGTAGAGTATAGCACACAGAACGCTCTGAAGCTCATAGTCTAAGGGTAAGTTCAAATATTCTATTAAATCTAATCTTCTATTACTAAAAAGAGTCGACAACTGATATGCGCGGCTTTAACTGTATTTAAAAAGTTCCGAAGCAACGAAAATTGGTACTTGTTATTTACCTGATAAGTATTAAGTTACTTTATAAGTCTCGAATTTAGTTAATTTAAAGTATCTTACTGCGTGAAACTTGAGTGTCAGTAAGCTGCGTAGAAAAACTTTTTGGGTTTTAGTTTACCGAAGAACCAGTGTGGACTACCAAACCTTAACGGAGGTGTTACAATTTGGATAACACTACATTGATCTATGTCCAAGATCATCGACAAGCCTCTGGACAATCCTTCTTGGACAGAGTTGAAGATCAGGTCTACGCTGCTCGGTGTGCCCGCCTGGCGCTTAGCTGAAGATCTAGCTTTCCACCAAAAAGACGGAACACTAGTTCTAAGTTCTTCTTCTCCAGTCAAGGTTAGAGTTTAAATTACTAAGATCTTTTGTTTTTCGGTCGAACTCAGTTAAACTGGGAGCTAAGGAGGGGTTACGTTTGTTTGTAAATGACCGAATTAAACGTCCCTTCATGCCCTACTCACGGTTCGTTACCCCGTTCACTCCATTCGGAGAATTTTGAGGGTATCGTTACTGTTATTTCAGAACTCATCGAAACGGTAAGCGGAGTGGGAACCTCAAGCTATTCTCGGTGTCCTTATGGTTATCCTTCAAATTTTGAAGGAGTCGTTCGTATACTTGAAGATTTAAATACGACTATAAGTGGCATAAGTATTGGTTCTGTCGACCCGATTGGTAGTGGATTAGTTGCAGGTTCTGGTATTTTTGTATCAGTTAGTGGCGGTTACGGCATAATTCAAAGTCAAATAACTCAAGTATTTCCTGGATCTGGTGTCACTCCTGTTCCTAGTGGTCAAGGCACCATATTTGATGTTGATGTTATTGGACTACAAGGTGTTTCAGTTGTTTACAGCGGCACATTTATAACCATTTCTGGGACCAAAGACCAAGCTGTTGCTGTTGTTAGTGGTTTGGTGGGCGGTGAAGGTATTACAGTTCTGGCAAGTGGTAATACTGCAGTTATTTCAACTGATTTAGTAGGCCAAGGTTCTGTTAACTTTGCTTACAACGGAGCTGGTGTTGGTGTAATTTCTGGGCAAGCTCAACAGTTATTACTTGGAGGATCTGGAACTAGCGTACGCTCCAGCGGAGATTTCCAGATTGTTGATGCTGGTGTCCTTGCTGGTCCTTTTGCAGATGTTTCTTACTCAGGTTCCTTTATCACTGTAGATGGATCACCTATTGCGGCAGGTTCTGGTACAAGTGTCAGGTCTAGTGGAGATTATCAAATTATTGATGTTGGGGCTATAGAAGGTGCAAACACAACAATTATTTACTCTGGTCAGTTTATATCTTTTGCTAGCACGGCAAGTGCCGGAGCCGCTGTGGTTACAGTTTCGGGCGAACCTGGTAATGACTACATCGGCGGTTCTCTTTGGTTCGACACTGATCAGGGTCGTTTGTTTATATATGCTTCTGGTAACGGAGTCGGTAGTCCTGACTGGTATCTAGCTAACGCAGATGCTCTAGCAATTAAGAGTGAAGTACCACCATCGGGTGCTGGCCTAAATGCACCACCACTTGACGGCACCATTTGGTTCAACACTTTGATGGGTTCGTTGTTTGTATATGACGAAGCTACAAATGGTTGGTACGAATCTGCTGCAACGAGAACTCCTGTTTACGGAGACACTGCACCAGTTGCTGCTGTTGATGGTACTTTGTGGACTGATTCGACTAACAATCTTATTCGTGTTTGGGATGGTTCGCTATGGGCGGATGTAATTGCAAGTGGTAATCCGCCTTCACCGCCTGCTTCTGGTTTGGATAACCAGGCTGAGGGTGAAGTTATTGGCTTGATCATGGGTCTAAGCTAAGCTTGAGTGCCTTTTATTCTTCTCTGTGTCCAAACCGAAAGCTGAAGGAACACTAATTGTCAAAAAAATTAAACGAACTCGGCAGGGCCAAGGTAAATACAGTAAAGCTTCGCACGGGCGTAAGCTCCACCGTGGACAAGGACGCTAAAGTTAGTAGATAACTACAAAATTTATTGTGCTTCTATCTTTTGTTGCCAAAGAATCTATAACTTTAGGCACTGCTGTAAGGATCAGTCCTACAACTTCTGGTCAGATTATTCCAGCAAATCCTTCTGGATTTACAAACGCAAGCGTTGTTGGTCTTTCGGTTGACACCGTAACATCCGGCGCTCTTTGCCGTGTTGTTACAGACGGCGCAGCCTCTGTTTATTCCGGTTTAACACCAGGTACAACTTATTTTTTAAGCCATAGTGGCGGGTATGTTGTAGATTATCCTACGTATGTAGTTGAACTGAATCAACTTGGTTATGCTAGTAGTTACTTAACACAATTAGGTGTAGCTGTTAGTCCAACTTCTTTACGGGTTAATGCTACCGAACCCATATTAGTCGTTAGTGGTTTTCTTTAAGACGTTGTAGAATAGAACTTAAATATGGTTATTATCGGTGACAAACAGGTCGATTTTTAACCGAAACTACACCAGTTATCAGTCTGATGGCACGACTGTATACCTGGCAAATGGCCAAGGGGTTGTAACAAACCCGGCTCCAGAAATAACTTTGACTGCCGGTGGTAATTTAATTGCTGGTTCTTGTTTGTCGGCAAGTGGCAGCTTTGTAGTTCCTGCAACGGCTCTAAGCGGAGTTTCCGCTGCTCAGTATTCGCCGATTGGATTCGCTTCTGCTGCTGCAGCTCAAGGTAGTCCCGTTATTGTCAATCTGGATGGTGTTGTTACATTGTCGGATGCCAACATAACTGCCGAATCCGCACTGATACCCGGTGAGTACTATTATTTATCCAAGTTTCAAGGTGAAGTTGTTAGATTCTCAACAGCTTCTGGAATAATTTCTGGTTCAGGTGCAAATGCATACGCTGCCTCGTCACCCGTTGGGCTGGCTTTAACAAGTACGCAGCTAAGCGTTGAAATTAATCCACCCGTTCTTCTGTATACTGGGAGTTAAATACTAAGATTATGGCAATCCGTAGACCTGTTGTTTTAGTCAGTGGTAGCCTAGCTCAGCTACCCCTAGGCGACAGCGTTATTGCGCTTGCATCAGGTGGTACGTTAACTGCCGGTAGTGGTTTAGTCGGCGGTGGTGACACCACACAGACTATAAGGTTAGATGTTGCACTAACTGCCCAACCTAGCGGGTTAGTTTTTGCCGGTGGCAATATCGGTGTTGACGGTGTTGCATTAAAACGTTCTCAAGATGCTCTTGCATCAGGTAATCTTGGTTTATCTGATGCAAATACGGCTTTAGCTTCAGGTAACGCAGGTATATCTTTATCGTTAACTGCTCTGGCGTCTGGTAATGCTGGTTTAAGCATAGCTTCTACAGCACTGTCTTCTGGTAATGCTGCCCTAAGTGTTGCCAACACAGCTTTAGCTTCTGGTAATGCTGCCTTATCTGTTGCAAACACTGCTTTTGCTTCTGGTAACGCTGCCGTTACAGATTCAGCTGTTGCGCTTGCATCTGGTAATGCAGCGTTAGTTCTCTCCTCAACTGCTTTAGCTTCTGGCAACGCGGGTCTAACTAACGCTGTTACTGCACTTGCATCTGGTAATGCTGCTTTAAGTCTTAGCAACACTGCTTTATCTTCTGGTAACGCTGCGCTATCCGTTGCTGTTGTTGCACGTACCTCAGGGAACGCTGCTTTAACAACTTCAGTTATGGCGTTAGCTTCCGGTAATGCGGGTTTAGCTGACTCTGTTGTTGCACTTGCGTCTGGTAACGCTGCAGTTACTGTATCTGTTTCTGCACTTGCATCTGGTAATGCCGCACTTTCTTTAGCAGATCGTGCTTTGGCGTCTGGTAATGCAGCTCTCGTAGAGTCAGTAACTGCAATTGCCTCTGGTAACGCTGCTGTTGTACTCTCAAATATTGCTGTTACTTCAGGACAGTACGCTGTCCAACAAGCAAACATTGCACTAGCTTCAGGAATTTCGGCCCAAAATATATCTGTGGCCGCCTTAGCTTCTGGTAATGCAGCTTTAACCGTTTCTGTTAATGCTTTAGCTTCCGGTAATGCTGGTTTATCTGTTGCTTCAACTGCTTTAGCGTCTGGTAATGCAGCCTTAGCAGCTGTAAACACTGCTTTAGCGTCTGGTAATGCAGGTATTTCTTTAGCTTTAACAGGTCTTGCGTCTGGTAATGCGGCTTTAAGTGCTGCAGCTGTTGCTTTAGCTTCTGGAAATGCTGGAACTTCACTTGCTGGTACGGCTTTAGCTTCTGGTAACGCAGGTCTTGTTAATGCTGCGGTTGCTCTGGCTTCTGGTAACGCAGGTCTTGTCGTTGCTGGTGTTGCTTTAAGTTCTGGTAATGCAGCTATAAGTGTGTCAAATACTGCATTGGCGTCTGGTAATGCAGCTTTAACTATTGTTCCCGCTGCTCAGGCTTCTGGTAACGCAGCTTTAGCACTTTATTTTGCTAACCCTGGGATCTCTCAGGGAGAAGCAATTGGTTTAATTATCGCCCTTTCTTAATATGGCAACTTTTCGCCCCCTTATATATTCTGATGGTCTGATTTCTGAAATTGACAGTACCGATCAAATTTCAGCTTTAGGTGACTTAGTAGCAGGTAGTGGTTTAGGCGGTGTTGTACTACCTTTAGGTGTGAGCAACACAGCTAGAGTTTTTACAGCCTCTTTAGCAAACTCCAGCGGTTTATTAATAACAAATGAAGGCAAATTAGGCGCGGACGGTGTTGATTTAACACTTTCTACAACGGCGTTAAATTCCGGCGTGGCAGCTAGTTCTTTTGCTGCCGTTGCTCTGGCGTCTGGAATTGTTGCTTTATCTGGTGCAATTACGGCAACTTTGTCGGGTAACGCTGCTTCTGTAGTTGCGAATAATGCGTTAGTTGCTTCAAATAACGCAATTAGTTCAGGTTTATCTGCTGTTTCGGCGTCTAACGCAGCTTTAGGTGTCTCTGTTTCAGCGTTGTTGTCAGGTAATTTAGCTTTAATTAATAGTTCTGAGGCTCTTGCATCTGGGCTAGCTAGTACAACTGCTTCTACTCAAGCATTTGCTTCCGGCGCTTCTGCTGCTTTTATTGCAGGTTCTGCCTTAAGTTCCGGTAATGCAGCTTTATTTAACTTTAACTCAACAGTTTTATCTGGAACTCAAGCTGTACTTGTTTCCGATACTGCTGTTGCTTCTGGATTTGAGGCGGATCAAGTTAGTGTTTTTGGTATAGCTTCCGGTAGTGCTGCTATTTTATCTTCTGCTTTATCTTTAGCTTCTGGTAATGCTGCCTTAGCTGATGCAAATTTAGCTTTTGCTTCGGGTAATGCTGCGGTTATCGAGTCCACAACAGCTTTGGCCTCCGGTGTTGCTGCCGGAGTACTAACTACTCAGGCTTTAGCTTCGGGTAACGCCGCAATAATAAATTCTATTAATGCTCTAGATGACGTTAGTGACTCGCTTACAACTAATTTATTTACTTTTCTTATTAGTGATGATGCGGTTGAGAACAGTATTCCAGCCATTGCGTCTGGTAGTGCTGCTTTACCTATAGCTACTCGAGCAATTGCTTCTGGACAAGCTGCTTTTGCACCTTCTGCTCTTGCTCAAGCCTCTGGTAATGCGGCCTTAGCTAACGCGCCTACCGCCGTGGCGTCTGGAAACGCTGCTATTGCCACAGCTTTAACAACTTTATCTTCTGGTAATGCGGCCTTAGTCTTGACAGCTACGGCTCAAGCTTCTGGAAACGCCAGTTTAACTTTAGCTTCTACTGCTTTTAGCTCTGGCGTGGCCTCTATTTCGGCTTCAGCTGTAGCTTTGGCTTCTGGTAACGCTGCAGTTTCGACAGCCGTTACTAACCAACAAGTTTCTAATAATTCTATTTCGTCTGGTTTGTATGCTGTTGTTTCGGGCAATAGTGCTTTAGCTGACAGTGTTAAAGCTCTGGCTTCTGGTAATGCGGCTCTAGAAGTTATTGGAAATAACCTGCCTGTTAACGCTGAGTCTTTAGTTGGGTTGATATTTGCTTTAAGTTAGTTTTTTACAAGCAGTTATAGGCTATAATTTAGTTACTTCCTGTAGTTTAGTTCTCTATGGCTACTTTTAAAAATACTAAACTTAAGGCTATTAGCAACGTTGAAACTGTTGCATACACTTCATCGTCAGATTCGACGATTATTTTAAGTATCTTGATTGCAAATACTAACGGAACTTCATCTTCTGACATAACTGTTTCTCAAAATACTGGTGCGTCTCTAGAAAGTTATCTAGCGTTTACTATTCCAGTGCCTGCAGACACTAACGTTGAGATTTTATCAAATAAATATATTTTACCAAGCGGTAAAAACATCAGATTAACAAGTAGCAGTAGCGGTTTCCTTGATGCTACTATAAGTTTAGTGGAGGTTTAATATGCCGGATTTTTCAACTAAGTTATTTTCTATCGAAAGCCAAGAACCAACTTTATTACCAACTCGTTTTCGGCTTTGTAATAATTTAACACGTTATTCTTATGACGTTACTCTAGAAGAATTAAATACTTTAGGTTACATAGGACCTATTGAGTTACCTGAACACGCGGATAATGAACACTTAGAGTGGGATTCGTGTGGTTGTTGTTACATTGTCGTATCTGGTGTATGTTTAAATAAAAAAGTATGCCCAAAAGAAAATAAAAAAGCTAGAGATATTTTAAGTGATCGTATTTTAGAGGTTAAAACAACAGATACGTTACTTTTACACATGACTGATGAGTACATAAACGAATATAGTATTTATAAAGGTAAATTGTTAGATTTGATTTGCAAACGTGAGCTTGACTCTATAACATGTCAAGATATTCCTTCGATTCCTATAATTTATGGCGGAGTTAAAAAAGAGTATGAAGAACAGAAAAAACTAAGAGAAGAAAGAACTATAGCAAAGTATATAAAAAAACATGAACTCTATCCAGATTGGATTCCAAGTAAAGAAACTCTTCCTGAAAGTATCTATGAATCTGTTATCATAGGGATAGAAAAAAAAGCATTATGAAAAAACCTGCAGGCTATACTGGACCCTATAGTGAACCAACTTTTTTTAATGCAAACGGAGTGTTTGTAAGTCCAACTGAGATATACTCTTTAAATCTGCTTAATCAATGGCCTAAGGTAGACGCTCGACTAAAAACAGGATGTATTCCAGGTGAAATAATAATGGTGGCCGCAACTGGTGTGGTTGGTGCAGTAAATCAAGCTAGTGCAGGAACTTTAGTTATTGCTTCTGGGGGTCTTCTTAATCGTACTACAGCTTCCGGTTTATTTAGTGCAGTTTCTGGAATTTTTGGTTCAGGAGATGGTTCAACTACGTTTAAAGTAATTGATATACCTCCTAATTTTAGTTATTTAGCTGGGCAAACAGCAACTAGTACACCTGCATTTCCTCAAGGATTTCAAGCCTCCGGTGTTATTCCAAGTCATACTCATACTGTGCAAACCGCTTCGGGTGCTGTTTCTGCATTTACTACTGACGGAAGTAATGGCAATGGTATAGCACAGTATGTAGTACGCGCTACTAAAAGTAATAGTAATTCTAGTGGTAAAAAAATAAATGAAGGTAAACACCAACAAATTATATATTGTGTTGTAATAAAAAATATAGAGACAACGCCTGTTGGTACAATTGTATTGAACGGACTTCCTGGCTTAGACTATTCGACAAATAACAGTTATGTACCAGAAACTTATTTAGTACCCAGCGGTCAAGCAGTTAGTAGAAATACATATTCTATTTTATTTAATCGAATTGGAACTACGTATGGGTCGGGTAACGGAACTACAACTTTTAATCTACCTGACTTTGCTGGACTCTTTCTACGCGGTTCATCAGCTTCTAACTATATAACTATATCAGGTAACAATGTAGGTTCCTCGGGTTTTATTAGTGATTCTTTAGCCGAACATGTACATACGGTAAGTAATGCTGTATTAACTGCCTCTACCACTGAATTTTTTGAAGTTTCTTCGCCTAGAAGTCCACTAAATTCCCCGCGAAATGTATCTTCTTCTACGTCAAGTATTGGAAGTTTTGAAACAAGACCTAATAACATAAATATGATGTATTATATAGTTGCTAGTGGAGCTAACTAATGTCTATCGGAACCGTAAAAACATTAAGTTTTTATAAAGGATCTTCTTTTACAGATGATTTTAATGTTACTTGGTTATATTTAAACGGAGCTAGTTATTTGAGAACGTCTTATCCAGGGTTGTCACAATTTTTTCCTCAAGAAACTTATGGAAGTGCTAGCGGAACTTTTAATTTAATAAATATGAATAATTTATGTGTGAGAGGATTTCCCGCAAATAATATTTCGTATGATCCTGGTTTTTTTACTAGACTTTCACCTTCAGGTGCTTTACCTATATTTAGTAAATCAGGCACATTCCAGTTTGCTAGTATGGCTTCTCATACTCATTTAGACAATTTTGTAACTACTAATAACGATTTTGAATTTACTGGGGCTCTTGGGGTAACAACCACTACTATAAGCACCATAGCCAGTGGATTTGGAACTGGTATTAGTAATGTACTAGTCAGCGGAACAACTGAACAGTCAGTTTGTCTCGGTGTTACAAAATTATTTTATTATATAGCTGCTACTTAAATTGTTTTTAAAACTATACATTAATGCTTTTTGTTTTTTCCTCTACATGGCCTTATGTGCATCAAGGAACCCCAACTAAAACCACTAAGTACGTCTGTACTGGGTGGCTTTCTTAGTTAACTCGCCCTGGTAGAGAACACGGATACGATGCTGGGGTGCAGCTAGGTTAACTGCATTAAACGTTTCTCGCCCGAAAGTTTGAGAACGCCCCACTTCTAACCCCGTGGAAATCGACGGGTTTGCTATTCGCAAATAGCGAACAGTCAGGTACTTTTTCATGGATTCACAAATTTGCAACATCGTGAAAAAGCTTTAAGATCACAGCGTTGTCGCCCTTCCTGGATGATCTATGCTGCTGAAGCTTCTTAGTCCCGCACACTAATCACATGATTAACCAACACCCAATCACGCCACCTACTGAGCTAGTGTCTATGTGGAGAGACCTGCTTGCTTCACGTTCGGAGGAAGATGTGCTTATTTTTGCTACCCAGTGGGGTGCCGATCAGGAGCTGGAGGCGTGTTGTGAGTGGTTGGAGCTCAATTACAATTACACACGGTCAAACCATCCTCTCCGCACAGCCCGCCGACCAGAACCTCCAACATTAAAAGAGCAGGCGCTAAAGGCGCTGAAAGTGTTGCCCACACCTGCCGGGCAAGTAACGCTCGACATCACTGACTTGAACACCATCCGCCGCGCACTGGAGGCATTGCCCAATGACTGACCTTTCCCCTGCCGCGCAATTAGTTTGGGATGCTTTTTGTGGGGCGCCAATATGTGCAGAAGTTAAGCTTGCCGCTGCCCTTCGTGCTGCTGCCGATCACGTGGTAGCGGAGGATGCTCTCTACGCCCGATCGTGTTGCGAGTTTGTAGGGAATGATCATCGGTCCCAACTCCTTGCTATTGCTGATGAACTTGAAGCTCAGCAGTAGTTTCAGTCACACTACAAGTTAAGATTTTGTGATTTTACTAACACGTTTATATTTTGTGTTAACGGATTGGTGCTTTGTGATCCACAAACTTGCTAGGTGTTAATCCGTGATCCACAAAAATCATTAGTCAACACCCCTAGTCCGGTCAACTTCTAGTTCGTTTCAAATTTTAGGGGGTGCGGTAAGATAAGGCTCCTTACCCCAAACCATGACTGACCCTACTCCAGTAGCAACTATTCTCACAGTTTCTATTCATCGAACAGATACGAACCCTGTTCATGGCCGTGGGGTTTTACAAATTTCTATTGACGACGATGGTGCAGGAGGTTTTGTAAAGATTTGTGAATTAGGCGATGATCTAGATCATTACGTATGCATAGACGCTGATGAACTAGATTTGGTTTTTCACGAAGCTAAAAAGCTTCTCGCTCAGAAAACACTGCTTCCTTGTAAGGATTTGATTTAGTAACATGACGCCATTAATTCCACCTGATTCTGTAGAGAACAAGGACAATCTATTAAAACCGTTACCTGATCTTGAAAGGCAAGAAATAATGTGGCGCGTTGCTGTTACGTCCGCACTAGAAACAGGGGAAGCTCCGTATGCACTTTTTGCTGAGCGTCTTCATAGTTACCTTGCAGGTAAAAACCTCATGGATTTTAAAGAAGAACCCAGTAACCAAGAACACTAAGTAGTTAAAACCACTACGGGCTATTTATCAAGTTTAAAATAGATATACTCGGGATGTACTGGAAAGTATTTTAAAGTTGCAGGACAAAGCCAACCAGTCAAATTTTCGTTTACATACTTTTCTTCTTTGTTAGTCGTGGAAAATAAGGTATACCAAACCCCGCCATCTTCAAATTTTTTATAATGAAGATAGCCTTGATGTTTAGGAAAGGGTTTAGCTGAAAATAAAATTTTAGGTTGATCTGAGACAATATCATTATCTTTTAAAACTTTGTCAATAATTTCAGGGATGCCTAATACAAAAGGTTCGTGTGTCAGTTTACGAGCTTCGTCTGTAAAAGCCCAGGTTCCTGCAAATCTATAAAGTTGAATGGTGAGCATGGAGTTGTTCATGTGATTAAAAAGTAATGCAGAAGCACAGTAGAGCTAACAGGGTCAAAAAAGCAAGTGCGGTTAACCGACCGGCAATTACTGCTATTATTTAGTTAGCGTAACGATATTCGTGTCTCCCCTACCTATAAGACCTGTAACTTTTGAGGATTTGCAAAGGGTTCAAGGTAAAGTTGAAGAGGAAAGGCAAAGTTCAAACAGATATGATCAGACTAGAGCAAGAAGATATATTTTTAATGAAGCGCTTAATGCAGGCGATTTAGATCAAGATGCTGACATAGAGGATTTTCGTGACCGTATTCCGTTTCGAGGTCAAGATATAGATCCAGATTTTAATGAATTTGAGCTCGCAAACATTGCCGCAGCACAACAGCAGCAAGCTCTTGATTTTTTAAATAGCCGCATAGTATCACCTGAAACTACTCAAAGTATATATGAAGGGTTTTCCCGTGCTTCTGCCGATGAACGCAATGCGATTAGAACGGCTCTTGAAAGAGGTGCCGCTATTTCAGATATTTACGAGGATTTTGAAGAAGGGGAAAGAGGACAAATCCTTGACGAGGTAAACCGAAGCGGGCGCGGGCAACCTAGTGCCCCTTCGATTGCAAATTTATATGAACCTGTAAATCAAATAAGCCGTGAGCTAAGAGACGAAGTCGACTTCATTGAGCAGCAGCAAAGGGACTTCCAAAGAAGGAGTCGTGATGTAGCTAGTTCGGCTGCTTCCTTAAATATACCTTTTTCTCCGGGGATTACACAACAAAGATTAAATTTTGTTGATGAAATCGACCCCCGAGAGAACTTGGTGGCAGAGGCAGCGGGAATAATAAATCGCCCACCAGCTTCGTTTGAGGATTATGTAGCGAATAATAATAGATTAGTTACTTTGGCTAGGGACCTAAATGCAATAGTACGCAACGCTAATTCTAAGCGCCTTGAGCAACAATACAATCAAGTACTTCCAGCAATTAGAGAATCCCCTCGTGGTGATGAGATTATTAATGCGATCAGGAGTGGTGCAGTTGGAGAAAATCAACGGTCAACACTTTTTGGTACAGGTATTACCACACCGCCGGATGTTGATCAACCAAACTTTAATGAAGGACCTACTAGGTTAAACTTTCTGCGGCAATGGAGAACACCTGATGATGCCGAACGAATGCGAAGATCATTGGAGTATTCTCCGCAAGAAATGCGTAATACACTTGCCGCCTTAGAAGAACGTTCTCGCAGAACAGGACAGTTGGTTATACCTGAGTTAAGAGAAGATGTGATGCGGAGCTTCGATGAAGAAGCAATCAATCGATTTGCAGGAGTGCTAAAACAATACCCTGAAATGATTCCTTTATTATCTAGAGCACCTAAAGGAGAAGCCCCCGTGGGAGGCAAAGAAGAAATTTTAAGATATTCAAATTTTATAGATTCAGTTCAACAAATATCAGATCCAAAAGATCGCGCTGCTATTTATAACAGTTTGATGAAAGAAGGTGGGATACCTCAGTATGAACTAGCCGGAATAGAGTTTGACTACACCAGCGGAAATACGGAGCGTCAGCGAAGAGCTATTGAACGCTTAGGTCAGTTAAATCCTGAAGCTGCTGAAAAATTAAGCGATGTTTCATCACAAGCTGCATCCACTGTCAGACCTTTGATTGGAGGAGGTAAATATGTGGGGAGGGATGATCCAGAAGCAAGAGAATTAATGAGTCGGATTGACGACCGCGCTCGCGTTTTTAAAAAAGCCGTTGACGATTTATCGCCTCAAGCTAGGACCAGGCTTTTCGATAAGTATACCCAAAGTGTAAATAACCCTACGGAACTATATGTGAGGTACAATCCAGATACGGATGAAGTCACTCCAGCAAAAATAGATGATATTGGTGAAATATATGGACTAAGTATGACTAATTCTCCGCCTATGCTGCCTTCAATAGCTGACTCTACTAAGTTATCCGGCGGCGATATTTCAGAAAACGCTTTAAAGTTTCTCGCAAAAAATCCTATTTTAGGGACGTCCTCAATAAGTTTTAAAACGCTTTCTCCTGACGAAGATAGATTTACTTACGATGCCAAAGATTTACCACCAGCTGTTTCTAAAGCATTCACAGAATTTGTTTCTAAAAATGCGTTGGCTGGAATGCCTCCCGGAACTTTAGTAGTGAATAATCCATTACGGGAGTTTGATCTAGAGGAGGCTGCCGAAAGAAAAGGACGCGCCAGTTCGACATTTCGTAAGCAACAAGAAGTTATTGGAGAACCAGCAAATAAAAGAGGAGTAGCTTACCAGCGTGGCGGTTTTGGACCAGTGCAAGGTATTGAGCAAGCCCAATATGCATATATAAATAAAGAAGGAAAAGTAATTCCACTACAGCTGAAATCTGCTGAGACACCAATTCGAGGACAATTGAGCTTTAGTGGGGGTCAAGCAGAAGTCAACCAAAGTAGTTTACCGAGTAACAAGACTTATTATGCAGTTGATCCAGTAACTGGAGCTGCTGCGGGAGCGCTTGAACTTGGACGTGCCCTTAAAAAAACACCAGCCTCTCTACTACCAGGAGCTGCGGATCTAATTCCAAGTCCAGAAGCAATTCAGACAGGGTATAAGCAGGGACCTGCTGCGATGGGTCGACAGATGGGTCGTGAATTTATTGAAAGTTTACCTGCGGGAGCAGCGTTTGCTGCGGCTCTATCCACTCCTGTATTAGCACCAGTGGCACCCGGCGTGGGCTTAGGATTTATTGGGTCGGCTGCTGCCAGAGCTGCAAATGAAGTTGTTCGTCAAGAAACGGGCGAAGGTATAGTGCCTAAAGTGCGTCAGTTTATTGGAACAGCACCCAGAACTAACGTTGCAGGTAAACCACGCATGGCTGCGGCACCCTTAACAGCTGAAATAAAACCATTATCTGCTCAAGGTAAAGCCGAGATGAATCGTAGACAAAACCGTAATGAGTTACAAAGACGCATAGAGTTAGCTGGAGAGAGGTTTAACCCCCCCCGCGGCGAGTTTGGTTTGTCTGAATTATTGTTTGGTCGTTGATTTTAACTTTAAGGCAGAGTTAAAGCATTAATTAACTGCGCTTTTAAAGAACATTCACTAATTTTTTACAGAAATGTAAGATAATTTTGAGTTACATTTCTTGCTAAAATATATTTAGCCGCACTCACACTTGTGAGCGAACGGGATTTGATTTTCAACCTATCCTGTCTTCAAAAGAAATGTGCGCGAAAAACATTTAGAAAACAAATACTTGATGAATGGGGATGCTGTGCCTATTGCGGCAAATTAAATCCAGCTACTCTAGATCATGTCATTCCAAGGTCTGCAGGAGGACCGACCACTAAAAACAACCTGATAGCCGCCTGTGGCGACTGTAATATTCTTAAAGGTTCTGAAAATTGGTATATATGGTTTAGATCTCAATCCTTTTGGACGGAAGAAAAAGAAACTTTAATTCTTCACTGGTTACACCAAGATGAATTCAACTCTAGTGAGTTAACACTAGCTTCTACTGTTCCTATTTTAATTGAAGCTGCCTAACTATTTCTTAACCAACTTTGTGAAGATTCCAGCCAAAAGTTCAACAGCCCTGTAAACTTTACCGTACACTGCGTCGTCTTTTGGTGTAGGTGTCAAGTTAACAACAGCCAGAGCCAGCACGTGGACGGCAGCAGCAACGCCTACGATTTCAGTCCAATTTTGTGTGAGGTGGTTTAACATTTTCTTGGCAAGATCTATTAAAATTATAGTAGCACTTGCTAAATTACGCTAGAACACACGGAAATATTTTACATGGCTGAAATTGCAAAAAAGAGAGACCCTGAAAAGTGGGCCCGAGCAAAGGCTAAGGCAAGGAAGCGTATGGGTGGCCACAGCGCTAGGGCAATGCAGTTAGCTACAAAGTACTACAAAGAAATGGGTGGAAGCTACGAAGGAAAGAAATCATCTGAAAATCGTTTAAGTAAATGGGGCAAGGAAGACTGGGGCACACGAGAAGAGTACGAAAAAAAGAAATAGTGCACGATAATAGGACAAAGAAATCCTTAGCTCATGGCTGATTTAGCTCGCGAAAAAGGTCGCACTGAAAGGTATTTACCTAGGGCTGCTTGGGCAAATATGTCTCCTGAAGAACGTCGTGCAACAGATGAAAAAAAGAAAGCTGCCACGCGTGGTAAACCAGTTAACACTCATATAGAGAATACTGAAACTGCTAAAAGAGCAAGTGCTAAGGCTCGGGCTTATCGTGCATCCAAGGGGAAGTAAGTCTCATCTCGCCTCCTAACAGATCCTGAGCGTTGGAACCATCTGGAGGTAATTCAGTGTATATAGGTTTCATAAGTTTTTGTTCTTCCTCTTTCCATTTTTTTTGCACTTCTGCTGTCTCTTTATCTAGCTCCTCCAAAAAAAGCAAAACTCTAAACTCTGTCCAATCGTCTTGACAATTGTCCTTAATCCTTTGTATAAGTTTATTTCTGGTTAAACCTGAAAAAATCTGTTCTAAGAAGATAATAAGTTCATAAATTAAGGCATTCACTCTGTTGTAGTTCTTTTTGTTTTCCATGGTTTAGAATCTTACTAAACAGGTGGGTTTTTAAAATGGCTGAAGTAACGTTCAACCGTGAGATTGGAGCTGCTCCCGAAGGTATTACCCGTTTTGGTCAGGTCCGAACTAGTAACGGATCTAACGTCACTATAAACAATTATCGTTCGTTTGCGGGGGATGGTTCCTTTCCTTTAGCTGATGTTTACGAGATTACTTACGGAACCACAGGAACAGCTACCGTTACTTTGACAGCTGAAGCTTTTGCTGTGCGTGGTGTGCGCGTTCTTAAAGCAGATGGAACTGTAGCTGGTGAAGCTGAAGCGCCTAAAATTACTCGTCGAGCTGACTCAAGCTTTACTTATTCAGTAACCAACAACGATACAGCTACTGTGTATGTAGACCGCAGTGATCGTAGTGCTACAGAGTATCGGGTGACTATAACTGCCGCGTAACATTTATTTTCTGTTTTTTATCTGTAGTTAACCAAAAGAACCTTTCTTTTTTGTTGGTTCTTTGCAAGAGTACCTAAAGCTTGTTCGTTGGCCATGCGGTTATCTTCAAAAGGACTCGATTTAATTAAAGAGTTTGAAGGCTTAGAGCTGACTGCTTACCGATGCCCCGCAAATATATTAACAATTGGTTATGGGCATACGGGTTCTGACGTTAAAGAAGGCCTTACCATTACTGAAGAGCAGGCTAACCGTTACTTAGCGAGTGATACTGAGAGTGCTCAGCAGTGTGTAAGTTCTTTTGTTGTAGCAAAACTCAATCAGAATGAGTATGACGCTCTTGTTTCGTTCACTTTTAATGTAGGTCCGACAGCATTTATAAACTCAACTTTATTAAAATTACTGAACGAAGGAGTGACTCGAGTAGTTGTCTCTGCTGAATTTTTACGCTGGGTAAAAGCCGGTGGCGAAGAGGCGTCTCCCGGATTAGTACGTCGTCGTGAGGCCGAGCGTAAACTGTTTTTAGAAAAAGTTAAACATCCTTTGTTGTCAAAATCAATTTTAGCCAGACAAGATACTTGGCTAAAACGTCGTCCGGTAGCGAGCAATGAGCTAAAACCTGAAGAAAAACTGTTTGTACCGAAAGATTCAGCGTGGCAGTGGACCGAACTAAGGATGTATGCAGGTGAAAACCATCAAAAAGTCTTTCTTACAGCCGAGCCCGCAGGTGATTGGTGGATTTTTCCCGACCACTGGAAAATTATTAACGATGTAGAAAAAGATGTTGTAAAGAAACCGACTGCTGAAATTAGGTTAGCGGTGCCTTACTACTCGCAGCGTGACAATTATAAAGACCCTATGCGCACATGTTATTCAAGTAGCTGCGCCATGATGTTGAGTGGTTTAGATCCTGAAGCTATAAACATAGATGACGAGTATATAAAAGTTGTATATAGCTATGGGGACACCACAGAAGCTTCGTCGCAGCTTAAAGCTCTTAAAGATTTTGGAATTTCGGCCTCTTTTGTTCAAACTGGGACGTGGAGTGATATCGAATCTTTGTTGCAAAAAGGCATTCCGGTTCCCATAGGTATTCTTCATAAAGGTCCTGTCACCGCACCAACGGGAGGGGGTCACTGGATTTGTTGTATAGGCGTAACTGCCGATAGAAAAAATCTTATTGTTCACGATCCGTTCGGGGATTTAGATCTTGTCTCGGGAGGCTATATCTCCAGTGACGGCAAGAGTAAGTTGTACTCCAAGAAGAATCTTGGCCCCCGGTGGATGGTTACTGGTGATAAGAGTGGTTGGTATATCAAGGGGTCCAAATAATGGCTAGAGATTACGCCAAGGAGTATAGAGAGCACGGAGGTACGGAGGAGCAGAAGAAACGTCGTGCCGCACGAAATAAAGCTCGTCGATACATGGAAAAAAATGGTCGCGTACATAAAGGTGATGGTAAGGAGGTAGATCATAAAAACTTCAACCCCGAGGACAACAGCCCTTCAAATCTTCGTGTAGTGTCTGAAAAAACTAACCGCGAGAAACAGCCCAAACGGAGTTAGACTAGAAAAATGGAAAAGCACAACTTCATGCAACGTCCGGGCGGTCTCGGCCCGATGGCTGAGCGAGTTAAGCCAATTGGTACGCTTGCGACTGAAAAGCCTTCGATGTATGCCAATACGGCTGAAGCAATTGAAGCTCGACGGGCTATAACAATTGATGACATGAATCGGATCTATACCCAGTATCGTCGCGACCGTGGTGAGTATGCTCGCGAACCTATTGGTCCTATTCAATATGGCGAGGGAAATATTGTTGAGAGTGCAGAGTTAACTGGGCCAGCCGGGTATAACCATAAGGATTCTTTAAAGATGCCTATGCGGGCGCTTGATATGAGTAAAGCTCAGTACCTAGTTGATACACAAAACACTATGACCCCTGATATGAGAGCAAAGTTACAAATCCTGACTGCGTCGCCTGACCAAACGTTCTTAAATGTACCTGATAAAGCGTACGCTTCGTATCCTCAAAGCTACAGAACGGCTGGGTCTTTGCCTATGCAAATGCCTTTAAATATGCCCAGGGTTAAAAAATAATGATGACTAACGGCGGTGAACCTATTCGTATGGCGGGGATGCGTCTCGGAATGGGTCCGGCTGACGTTGCTAGGTTGGTGTCAAATCCAACTGAACTCACTGCTAGATTAAGGTACCAACAAGCGTTCCCCCGTAGCTAGTGAAGCTTCATTCGGCTGAGCTCAATTGGATCACACCAAAATCTGAAAAAACTATTGCTCGTCACGCACGAGTATCAACCAAAGATCCAGATAGAGAAGAATTTACTAGACTCTTAAGTTTTTGTGTTCGGCATGGGCACTGGAGTGTCTTTGAACAAGCTTCGGCATCCTTTGAGATAGCTACAACTCGGGCTATTTCGCCGCAACTACTAAGGCACCGTAGTTTTACCTTTCAAGAGTTGTCGCAAAGGTATTCAGACCCAAGTGAAGTTTTACCTGATGTAAAAGACGAGTTCAAATTTGATCTGCGACTACAAGCGGAGACTAACCGACAGAGCAGCGCAGAAGAGATATCAGGAGATCTACGAAACTACTTTTGGGAGAAACTTAAGTTTATTGATCAAGATATTAAAAGTGTATACCGCGAGATGCTTGAGCTTGGAATAGCAAAAGAGTGTGCACGAAATGTTTTACCAGAGTACACAACAACAAGAGTGCATATGAGTGGCACAATAAGATCTTTTATTCATTACGTTGGCCTGCGTGGCAAAGAGAACACTCAACTAGAGCATCGGAATATAGCCCACAGCATTGGACGTATTTTAAAGAAAGAGCTTCCTATTGTTTACAAAGCAATTAAAACCGTTGACGATCCCTCTTTAGCTGGTTGGGACTTTGGTGAGCCTACCTAGTCCAAGGGTCTATATCTGACTGAGTCTCAGAAGAGGCTAAAGCATTTGTTCTAGCTTGTTGTGCTTGCTGAGCCTGTTGAGCTTGAAGAAGACTAATAAACTGTTTGTGTTTCTGGAGCTCTAACACCAGTTCTTGATTCTGAGCTTTAACCCAGTTTTGTGCATTGAGAGTGAGTTCTTCAAGCGTACTTTTTGTATGCGGAAACTCAAAGACCACGTGGCCTTCATTTTTAACGTTTATTGTTTTTCCACCTGTGTTCTGAGCAAGGGAAGATAAGAATGCGTAGGCACGTTCAGGCTCGATGTTTGCAAGGTACGCGAGTTGAAAAGGATCAACAAGACCACCATTATTTTCGTAAAGAGCTGTAAAAGTTGACGTGACTTTTATTGAAGTCTCCTCTTGACTCTTGGCAGCCCACGAACGTTCGCGCACAATACTGGCACCTCCTAGTAAACCTCCTCCAAAAGCAAGAGCTGCTCCAAGGTTTTCAGGAGAAGCCACTGCTGTGTAGGCACCGATCCCTAGGACTCCGGCGATTACTAGTGTTAGATCAAGTTTCGGTAGGCGTGTCATGTTTTTGAAAGGCAGAGTTCCAGATGGATGTCGTGGGATCTTGAGCAAACTCAACTGGTGAGGGCAGTCGATCAGGCCCGGTTGCAGCCCGGTCCGACTTTAGATCATATCCTTTCAAACGCAAACCCTTCATAGAAGGAATACCATCTTTTAACAGAAGCTCAATGCCGTCCAGTTTAAGGATGTTGATTAGAGCTTCTTTGGTTCGCTCAATGAATCTGTGTTTAGCTGCTGGCTTATAGCCACAGGCCTTGCAGAAGTTTGCATAGCTAGGATACAGAGCACCATATGAGTTTGATACGTACATACCTTTTTCGGATTCATCCACCGAGGGCTTTCGTGCTCCTTGACCAATAGGTGTGTGCGTATTTGGTGCATACAGACAACAGTCGTTAAGCCACGAAACAAATTGGTTATTGAACAAGAGCGCATCTATATTTGTCTTGTTGAGTGAAGGCACATGCTTAGTTGGGTTAGCTAAAACATCCTTCATTTGGTCGTAAGACATAGACAGCGCCCATGTGACGATGCCACTCATTTCAGGTTCAAACGACCCTTCGATGTGATCATCGTGGACACTGATTAGTTCTTTTCTGGAACTAGGAGGTACAACCTTGTCCATAAGAATCGTAAGTCGTCTCCTTTCGAGTCCACTACTAGAATCGTTAGACGTTATGTGTTCGTTACTAGCTATACAGACCAAGCACTCAGGTTTAAAACTGATAATCTCTTTGCCGTACTTTCGCTCGGCACGTAGTGTATCTGAGGCGGAGGTGAGCTTTTTAAGTATGTCCATACGTTTGTTGTAGTTGCTTTCGTCTGTAAGCAACAGCAAGCGCTTGCTGATTAGGTTGTACGTTTCAAATTTGTTAGTCTCAATAATCTCAAGGCTAGACGTATGTGTTCCGTGAAAGCCTGCTAACGCAACCATGATTTGTTGCATGGTTGACTTTCCTGTTCCGCCAGGACCGACTAAGTGTAAAAACCGTTCTCCTGCTGTATAACCCGTTAGTATTGCTCGGGCAAAAGCTTGAATCAGAAGCTCCTGGCCCGCATTAAGAGAGCTCTTTAACCAGGCTTTAAACTCCGGGCACTTTGCCTTACCGTTGTAAGCGTATTGCAGTTTATGTCTTAAGAATAAATTTTTATGTTTTCCCTCCAAGAATTCAAATGTGCGCGTGTCTAGTACACCGTTCTGGAAAGCAATAAGACCTTTTGACTTACTCCAAATACTCTTTCTACCTCCGTCATCGGAGCGCAAAAGCTTGGCTTTCAGTATTAAGTACACACTGTTTATTGTTGCTGAAGTGTATTTAGGCAATACACCAGCTAAAACAAATGAGTCGAGTGCTTTAACAATCCTTCGTTTGATATGTTGTTCGTCTTGTTGATACCACAGATCGTAATCAAAGTCGTAGTGATAAAACTGATCTAGGCTACTGTCGTACAGAAAGTCGTCGCCTTGATTAGTGACGATTATGTCTGCGACATCGTTCTCAGAGAACTGACGGTTTTGACTATTCCCTGCGTTTTGAAGGTTGATCAGCTGTGTGGGTGTTGATGGGACTTGCATTTGATTTTCTTGTGTAGTTTTTGAGATAGCCGTGTCTGGTTTGGTTTCAATCGGGCTGTCGAGTAGAAAGGAAGAAAAATCTAGGACAGCGTTTACTTGTGCTTTTTTGAGTTGTTTGAGTTGTTCTTTGATCTCTTCAGTCGCATGTTGTTGATAGAGCTTGTAGTCGATGTTCTTAATTTTTTTCCATATGGCCAAAGAACCTAAGTCTGAAGCCAGAGCGATCGCAGGCTGGATGTCAGTCGCGTCTTTTATCGAGTTTAAGATTCGGTCAAATTTGCTGTCCAGGTCGTGAGGGTAGGCATAGATATTATAGAACGCTTGGTGTGCTACTGTCAACGCTGATGCGCACACAGGCATACCATGTGTTGTCAACCAATTACTCCAGCCTATGAGCTCCTTAAAAACCGCTGCCATTGTTGAGCTTCGGTCCTCTACTGCCTCGCCATCTAAAACTGAGCGTACAGTAGTTGACACCAATTTTTTAAGATCTAGTCCTTCTTCACTGATTGTTAATGTATTCATTATGTCTTCGGCAGTCTTATCGTCCCGGCTTTCTTCTTTTGGTGTAGCTAAATATACTTTGTGAGCTTCATCTTGTTTTGAAGCTGGGATGTAGTTCCCAGATATTTCAAAAACTTTCTCACCTTTTTTGGGGCCATAAAAAAGGTTGGGTACTGTTGTAGCTCTTATATCTGAACCAGGAATCTGTGCGTATATTTTCTGTGTAAAAAATTTATAAAACCCTGGGTCAATTATCGGTTTCTCTAAACCAAAAACTAATCTGAACCGTGGCCACTCTGATGTTGTTGAGGGAGAGTAATAGGCAAGCGTTAGATATTTTTTGCAAATATCTAGTTCGAGTGCTTGGTCAAAAGTAAGTTCTTGTCTCTGTACCTTGTTTCCATCGGAATCTTTCCGATCTTCCTGGTTATCTATATCAACTATGATCATTCCGGCTTTAATTACGCCGGTCGATTCGGATTGTCTCTTGCCTTCAAGTAGGTGCCACGCGCATAGACCATAACCCTGTGATAACTCGGTTGCTAGATCTGACGCAGTCAGCTCCTTTGCTACCCAATTAAGGTTGAATGCTGCAAAGTTTCCGCCTACAGGTATCTTTCCAGTTTTTGGATGGACGTGCTGAGCGACTACTTCGTTTACAGAACAAATGAACTTCATGACGTGCCTTGGATAGCTTAGTCTGCCAACAAAAGGGGTTGTGCACCCGAAATAAATTCTTTAGACATCGTGTGTTTCCCTATGCTCGATCGGATCATTAAGTTACTTGTTGCATATCGTAATATTGTTTCACAACTTCAAACCAACTTTCTTCGTCTCTTTCAATTTCTTCAGGGCCGAACGTAAATATTTGAGTGTTGAATTCTTTAATCGCTGTGGCGACAATTATTTGCGTTTTGTTTATCTTAATACCTAAACAACTTTCAGCTGCTGCTTTATAAGCTGCTAACTGCAGTCGTGTTTTCTTAACTTTAAAAACACCGGAGACTAAAGCTTTTCGTATTTCTTCGCTCATTGCTTGTTCTTTTCTAGGAAACTTTGCTGCGTAAGGTCCGTTACTGGTTTTGAAGTCAGCCAAGATGATCTCGGCATTTTCGTTCATGTAGATTAGGTCACAACAGCCAGCGTATCCGTGACCCGTTACTGGATCGTAGTAGTGAATTCTTCCGACTCCGTCGTCTCCAACATACTTACTCCACTTGGGTTGGTTGAATGGTTTTTCTGACCACAACACTCGTCCCCCTTTAAGTAAGTTATCAAGTAACTCAGGCACACCATCCCAATAAGGTTTATATTTTTCAGGCGGAACGACTCTCAATCCCTTTAGGTAGTTTTCTGCACTACCGTGAATCCACGTTCCTCTTTCGGCTGCTTGGTCGGCAACACCTGGGTTTAACAGATTCCAAGTCGCGAGTTTTTGTCGCGTTTTTTCTGTTTGAGCTGTGCTTAAGATCGACGTGACAGAAGGAAGTGGTTTAGGAACACCATTACAAACGTAATGCCTTAGTCCGTTTAAAGTTACCCTTGTTTGGGACACAATGTGCGTGTCAACTTATGTAATTCTAGAAGGAATCCGAGATAACATCATTTTCTTCTTCGTCTTCTTCGTCATCGTCTACAAAGAACTCACTAGCTTGATATTGATAGTCACGGTTACGCTGATCTAAATCATTCATTAGACACAGCGCGGACGAGAAACCATCTAATGTGATTGATGCACAATCCTCAGCTGATCTTGCTTCCCCGTGGTAATCCACGCACTCAGTGAGTAGTTGTGTACTTATCAACACTGCCGCTATTTTGTCCAGCTTTAGACACTGCTCCTTTTGTAGAGCAATAAGTTGGTCCAAGGCCTTATAGAGTTGTTTACTCATGGTTGAGGGGTCTTTGGGCGCAGCCAGCCTACTTCGTACTCGATAACTGTACTCGTAAATTTTTGTCCATCTTTTTTGAAAACAAACCACGCTGAGGTTACTGAGTCCTTTAGTTGCTTACCATCTGCACGAAATGATGGTCTAGGGCTTAGAATCTTTAGATTTACTAAGGAAGCTGATTTAAGAAAGATTTCGCGACTCCGTACAGGTTCCAAAAAAGTGATGCGATCCAGTATGCATATTCCTTGTTTTGCCACGTCTAAACCGTATTCAATGACCCACGGCGTGTATTCACCTAGTCCTTGTGTTATCGCAATCACCCAGTCAACCTTACCTCTCTGGTTTTCCCACCAGTTTTTATCTTGGATGTTTTGTTCTGATGTGTTCGTAATAATGTCTGTTACGTTAGAGTCTTTAACTTGTTCAAAGAGTTGGCCGTCAAAATCTGCTGGTAATAGGACCGTGCCTGAGCACAATTTTGAATCGGCAATAGGGCCAAAAATGAATTTCGGCACGTGGTAAAACGCCATTGACACCAAATCGTTCTAAAAATGTAGAAAAAAAACGCCTTCAAACGAAGGCGCGTTCCCCATGTCCTTAGACAGTTTACGTCAAAAATCCAGACCAGCCGCTTTTAGAGCAGCTTTCTGTTCTTCATTCAGCTCTCGTCCCTTAGCTGGTTTTTGAGCTGGCGTTGCTTGAGGTACTTCAGCCTCAGCTTTTTTTGGAGCTTCAGCAGCCGGAGGCAAAGAAGCCTTTGGCGTTTCGAAAGAACTCTCTAATCTTTTGGGGTGAGCCTCCATAAAAGCTTCCTTAATACCACCGTGGTCTTCACCCAGAGGTAATTCAACCAGATTAGAACCGGGGATAGAAGAACGTAATGCAGCTGATACCAGCTCTGTTCCAGAAGTCTCAAGCCAGGAAGATACATCCTGTATGAGCTTTTTCTCCTCGTCATTCTGTGAAGGCCGATCCTTAAACTCTAATGCGTTGTAGTTTATTTTTGGACCATCAGCTCCTGTAAAAGCATCGCGTTCATTAAAAGATTTCTGCACAAACTTCGTACTCGTTACTACTTCACCTACATTTATACGATTGTTATACAACGTCTGGAAGTACGTGATAAAGTTTTTTTGGCTTGACTTACCGCTGATGATGCTCGTGCAGACACACCGTGGAGGTAGTAGACGATGATTCGGTGAAACACCGATAAAACTAATTCGTATAAATTCTTCGTGCGCCCGCATGCCGAGGTTACCAAAGAATGGCGTGAAGCCAAGCAAGATAAACTCGATGGGTATGCCATTGTCGTTAGTGTCAACGATGGCCGCTTCAGGATCACTGTCGGATTTCCAACGACGAGCCTGCAAATCAATTCGTAGTGTGTGTGGGGGAATCTGACAAAGGATTTCATCAGCTGAGAATTTGCCTGCGATAAATACCATGGTTAGTTAAAGCGAAAAATCGAGAGAACCGAGAGCAGCAGTAGAAACTCGACCCTTTTCAGGGTCTGCAGCCTTTGTAGGGGCTGCTTTTTGTGTGCGGGGCAGATAAAGAATCTTATCTACGCCGTAGTTCAAGAATACTCTTTCGTCTTTTTCGGATGTGCTTACCCTTCCAACAGCAATAGTTGGGGTTCCTGCAGGAAGTTCTGCTAGTTGAGCTGACAGTTCATTCCAGCAAGATATCTTCATCCAGTTTGTTTCTTGGTTTTCATCCTGCCAAGCCAAAGATCTGTTGGTAACTGTATTGTCACCAAGTTGATTTTCTTCAGCTTTTGGACCAAGGCCACCCGTGGCTATATAAAGATTGATAGCAAGTAGATCATCCCAATTGTCTTTTCTGGCAATTAGCATTGGTTGCATCTTTAGCAAACCATCCGGGTCCGCTTTGGTTGGTCCGATAGCAAGGAAAACTTCCTTATCTTTAAGTTTCTTTAGTAGTTTTCCTACATAGTGATCTGCTTTCTGACTTAAAACTACTTTTGTCGGAATTTTCTTTTCGGTTGAAGGTAAAGCTTCTGCGTTTAAATTGCAGTTGCCTTCACTTTCTATTGGTTCGTCGGTGACGCGGAGACCTAAAAGGAGGATGTTCATTGGTTAAACAAGCGATAGATCGAAGAGCGGTGAACTTTAAATGCCTTAGCGATGTCCTTAACAGGAGTGCCTTGGCTTGCGAAGGCTAGCGCCAATTGCCTATCTGCGCTAGTAAGCTTTGAGGCTTTCATATTTTTGTAAGTATTGTGGAAAGGGTTTATGCAGTTTTTCCTTTTGCATTTGGGTAGTACAAAAGAATCTTTAGGTATGTCTAGGTACGTAAGTATTAAAGGACGCACGTAATACTTAGTTCCTAGTGCGTATATTACTGGAGTGTTGTTGCAGTATTTCCCTTGCCAAGTAAAGCATTCTGTGTGGCTAAAGTCACTAAGAGCTAACTTGTTAAAGAACTCGCTTAGTTCACAAGGTTTGATCTGTCCATATACGAGTGTAAATGCGTCTGCTTGAAGTCCTCGTGCAATGTCTACCGCTTGTGCTTTAGCGTGGTTGTTATCATTAGCTGATACACAGAGTTGTAATTCTTTTTTATTTTTCTCTATAAGTAAACAGTATTCATTCATTTAGTTTCCGTGTGGTGCTTTAAAGTATGAGCTGATCATATACACCACCCTTCCCTGGTAAGTTACCTTCGCGAAGAAGACCGGCAATATTTTTATCTAAGAAGGATTTAATTTCTCTATCAGTAAAACCTTGATTACGAGCAGCCTTAAGATCTTCGGCACCAAAATAAGAAGCATCCATACCGTAGTCAGTTGTTATCCCCCGTGTTTCTTCAAATTTCTCTGGGGCTACTCTAAATTCTTGAGTTGGAGTAATTACAGGCCTAGCTGGTTCTGGTGTTGGTATTGCTGCTGCTGTTGTTGTTGTTGCCGTTGCGGTGGTAGGAGAGAGTGATTTTGCTAATTCGTCATACAGACCACCTCCTCCTTTGATATTTTGTTCCCTTAACAAGGAAGGATTTTTGTCTAAATAATCTTTAATCTGTAGGTTAGTAAAACCTTGATCACGAGCAGCTTTAAGATCTTCGGCACCAAAGTACTGAGAGTTCATCCCATATTTTGTAGAGATTCCTGCTGTTATTGGGGATACATTTTCAGCCTTCATAAACTCTTGATTCTGCCTTGAGTCTGCAAATTTCTGCGGGTCCGCCATTCGGATCAATGAAGCAGGTGAGCCATACTTACCAGCTACAACGTCTGACTGAACCTCAGGGTTTACATAAGAGTAATCAAAGCCAAATTTCTTTTGAAGATCTTCAGCCAGGTTTAATCGACCAGCACCAAAAAGTTGTTTGTTTTGTTGTAGGTAATTTTTAACGTCTTGCTCACTAAAACCTTCAGCTAAAGCTTTTTCTAAATCTTTAGCACCGTAACCAGGTCCCCCGAGGTTACCGTATGCGTTCCAGTTGTAGCTTTTTGTGGTTGGTCCAGTTGGTCCAGCAGGTGCAGCTTCTTTTCTCTCAGGTATGAGTGAGAACTCACTTGTGTATGTCGTCGTGGGAACTTTTGGTGTTTTGTAACTTAAGACACCACCCCTACCTTTAGTCGTGAATTGTGTTTGTGTGTTATATACAGGCTCAAACCCTTCTAAGTTTGCCTTACCCTTGTCATCGTCGCCAAACAAATCGACTAAGTTCAGACCTAACCGTTGTCCTGCTACGTCTAAAAAACCCTTGGGTACTTTATATCTAGAGGCAGTCATAGGTCGAAAGCTTTATCTTCAATAGTATAGTTTAAAACAAGACCTAAAACTATCGCGGGGCTTCAAACGTTTTAAATCCAGGGAATCGAGCTGCAGCTCGTAGGTTCCCCGTTAGTCGAGGTTCGTTATCGGGGTCTTCTTCGTACAGTCTTTCTTTTGCCTCAGCACTCTTTTTTTTGTACGTGTTCCTTAGCCCAGGAAAGTATTCAAGAAGTTTAGAGGAATCTGATGAGTCTTCTAAACTGACACCAAAATAATCACCAGCGTATCTTGTAGCCATGGCAAACTTTTTTTACTAGTTTACTTGTTTTCTACAAAAAACCGCATCAGGTTAAAACCAGGGCCGATTAAATTTTTAAGTACTCTCATGTTCATCTTGGCTTCCTCGTGGTCTTTATATATCTTTGCTTTATTACGTTCTGTCGTGTAGGTCACAAGATTTTGCTTTTGTTTATCTAGATACTCTCGTACGTAAGTATCACCTTTCGTGATAACCCACACCTCTTGGAATTTTAGAAGGGGCATGTGCTGAGTTTCTCGAAAAGTGTGAAACTTCCGAGAGTAAGTTACTTGGTTTTTAACTTTTTTGCTAGTTACTTTTATAGGTTTCGTTAGGGTTTGCGGTTTATCTTTATTTTTCAGATTTTTTTGGAGGTTACGTGCCTTATTTGCCGCTTGAAACGCTGTGGGAAATACTTCTGGAGTCAAATGAATTTGATCGTTTAACTTTACGCAACCGTAGTAACCACCCTCGTCTCTCATCGTGAATACGATTTTACTCGGATTTGCATCGTAAATGACTGAAGCAGCACTGATTAACTTAGACAAAGTTAAAGTTGTCTTTTGGTTTTCCATAAGAACTTTGGTAATTTTTGTAAAGAGTAACCCAACGTTTATTCGTTGTCCAGCAAAGCTAGCCGCATTTGTTCGTGTCTTGAGGGGGTTTTTGAACCGTCCCACAACACATCGACATAAACCCGACGGTGCCCTGTTGAAGTTTGCTTTATGCCTGTTGCAAAAACGGTGCCTATCCTTATATCCGCCATGATCCTAGTCACCACGTTTTTGGAAGCGTTTGATGCAAATGGACTAACACACATCTGTTGCATTTTGTTTATCTCTTTAACTCGATCACCTTCCTTAAACTTTCGCTTCGGTTCGGGAGCTTGACTCATTTTTCTGCCCATGTGTCTGCAATAGAAGCGTCGGCTTTAGCTGGAACAACTTTTAAAATAGTCTCTGCTGCCAATGTCATTGATTTCTCAAGAATTTCTTTAAATTGGTTTGCTTTGCTTTCGATAACTTCCAAGACAATTTCATCGTGCACACAAGCCACCAATGAGGCTTCTTCGTCTAGATACCTACCTAGTTCAGCCAAAGAAAGCTTAAGTATGTCTGCACCCGCTCCCTGAATTAGCGTGTTTGCACAAGCCGTCATCAGAGCATCGTCATAAGACAAAAGTCGTCGCCTACCCAACGGAGTGCGAACATAGCACCAGCCATCAGCAACCATGGCCGATCTTTCGCGGTGCCACTCACGCAGCCGTGGATATGCTGTGTGGAAGGCTGTGTGCGCTACCTTAGCGTCTGATAACGAGATAATTTTGCCTGATTGGGCCGCATAAGTTTTATATTTTCGATAACCCATT